AGACACAACTGCTTTTGCTTCCGCACTACCGCCACCACCAGTTGATTCACCCGTAACTGAACATTTATAGTTTCCAGCAGCACCACCACCATTAGAGCCACCACCACCGCCAGCAATAATTAGATATTCAACTGTTGGGGTAGTGGGTGAAGTCGTAGCAGAAATTACTACCTGCGAAGAAACATAACCCAAAGAACGACGAGAACGGTCAGAGAAAGCAGACATCAGAAAGTAATCGTTCCCGAACCAGTAAAACTATAGATTCGATACCCGCCCGAAGTTGTGACAGTAGGTGAACCTGTCGTGATTGCTTCAGGTACAGAATCGGTTGTACGCAAAACAACAATACCGCTACCACCATTGCCGCCAGCGAGTGTTGCTGTATATGGTGCGCCACGAGATGCACCACCACCACCGCCACCCCTGTTTGCCGTGCCCGCACTTCCAGCATTTCCCGAAGTGCCACCTGCGCCACCGCCGCCAGTTCCGCCACTACCACCAGTACCATCTACTCCGCTTCCACCACCACCAGCGTAAGTTACAGATGAACCAGAAATTGAACTTGCTACTCCTGCACCACCATTTGCTCCTGTACTTGTTCCTGACCCATTTTGTCCTACAGCACCAGCACCACCGCCACCACCACCAGAAGCATATTCAATTCTTCCAGTACCACCTGCATAACCTTGATTTGTTGTACCACTACCACCAGTTGTAGTCGTATTCCCACCACCACCACTACCACTACCACCAATAACGCCGTTGCCAGTTATTACACCACCGCCACCACCAGTTGAAGTAATTGTTGAAAAAACAGAATCCGAACCTGATGTACCAGCGAGATTACCCCCGCCACTACCACCACCGCCAACAGTTACAGCATAATTTATTCCTGCATTAAGCGTTAATGCTGATTCAAGAGAACCGCCACCACCTGTTGCTGTGACCGTTGAACGCATACCACCAGCACCGCCACCAGAACCGTTTTGACCGCCACCAGCACCACCGCCAGCGACAACAAGATAATCAACAGTCAGCGTATAAGTAGGTGTTGGCAGAATCGTGTAAGCCGAAACATATCCACCGTCACGGCGAGAACCCATAAACTAACCCAGTAACGCTTGTGCTTCGTCTGCTGTCAAACCAAGTTTATCTAACACCGCTTGTCGGGCAGCCTGCTTCGCTTCTTGTGCTTCGGCTTGCGCTTGCGCTTCGGCTTGTGCTTCGGCTGCCCAAGCCAAATGTGCGGCTTCTTCTTCGGCTGTCATATCACGGTCTGTGCCGTTGTCGTTAATTTTTAATGCCATAACCTATACCGATTTCCCATAACCATAGATTGTGTAACTGCCTGTCATAGTGCCTGACGCAACCAAAAATTCAACTCCGTCATATGCTGTCGCCGTTGAATGATTGCCGTAAAAAAACCGAACATATGGTGTTGTATAACCACCAGCATTAAAACCAAAATTGGACAAAATCAAAGTCGGCTCTGCTAATTGTGCGCTAGATAATTGAATTTGGGCATAAGAATTGTAAGCACCATTAGTATTCGTTGCCATCAAAAAACTGGTTTGTGATGCAGTTCTACCACCTGAAACTGTTGTGCTATTTGATAACAAATCTTGGTAACTATAATTTGTTGATGCGCTTGTTCCGCTAGCACGCAATTTTAACAAAACATCGTTTGTGGTTGAAGTTTGATATTTGAAAGTAATTAAATAATTCGTGTAACTGCTGGTAAAAACGCTGTCAGCCGTAACACTTGAAGCCGCCGTAAATGCTGTTTCGGCTTTGACACAAACAAGCGCAGAGTTGATGCCCGTCGGAACTGCTTGAACTATTTGGCTAGAAGTATAAGCCATAACTAAACCGTAATTCTATTTACATACCCGTGAATACAAATTACATTCGCCGTACCAGCAAACGCACGAACAACTTTTGCAGTAGCGTTACCTTGCAACAAAAGTCCAGGGATTACTGTTACAAGACCTGCTTCGGGCAAAACAGTAACCTCAATGTTTCCATCAGGTGCAGTAGCCTCACCCCACTCAATCGTCAATTTGACCGATGATGCAGAAGTGTTTACTGCATACAACCAAATTTCATCAATCGTGGTTGTAGTCGTAGATGCTGTATGAATTGCCGTACCCGCAGTTGCAGTTGCGGCAACCTTGATTGCCAAACCTGTGCCTGTTGTTCCTGCTGGTTGTAATGCTAATTTTGTAAATGTTGCCATTGTGTTCCTTTGTTATCCGAAGATTTGTGTTCCTAAAATAATTTGGTCGCTGTCACCAGAAACCGCACTGCCACCGCTACCGAGTGTAGCAATCCAAGTGTTAGTTGCCTGCTTGATCAGTGTCGCTGTTTGATTTTGCACCATAGCAAGCGAAGTGGAAGCAGATGAGATCGTTACGCCTGCGCCAGCCGTCAAAGTTACTGCGCCTGCGCCAAGTTGAATTATTTGGATACGGACACCAACATCAAAGGCAACAGACGAGTTTGGTGGCACAGTCAAAGTGCTTGCTGAAGCGTTACTCATTGTTACTTGTTTGCCTGCGTCAGTTAAAACAAGTGTGTAAGAAGTGCCTATTTGGGCGTTTACATCATCTGACCAAACCGATGATTGCAGTTGGTTCATTTGCGCTGCGGTTAGCACCTGCGCTGCGGTGAAGGTCTGTCTTGCCATAGTCGCCTAGTGTAACCTACGCCAATGCGTTCGTGCTATCTAGCACACCAAAAATTGCGTCATTAAGCACGAATTGGAATACGATCTCGGCGTTAAATAATCCGACAGTCACCCGATGTTCACCAGCCGTAATCAGATGCGTAAGTCGTTCCACCGCATAATAATCTGTGACTGAAAGAGGTGAACCAGTTGTGTAGGTTCGGGTCACGGTAACAACATCTTGTAAATCTAAAGCATTGATAGTGTTGCGGTTTGTTGCCGACATAGCCGAAGTGATCAGCCCTATATCGTCAAAGCGATACTGTGGGTTGGCATATAAGCCGACTAGATAGTTTGCCAGAGTTAAGGCTTCAGCATTGGATTGAAGCAACAAATTAGGTAGCGCATAGGTGCTGATACCGAACTCTGCTTGTGACGCAGTATTGTCAGCGACTTGAACTGTGCCACCTTCAATCGTTGCCTGAATACGGTTATACAGGAACTCTTGACCATAAATAACTTGTAACGCTGTATAGGGAATGTTTGAACCTGTGTCAGAAAATTGGGCTGCGACAACAGGAAACGCTGCGTCAAGACGATCAGTGAAAGTTAGATCACCGTTCGCAGCAATAAAGCAAGCACCCTGTTCGCTTGTGGCAATTTCTTGTAGATATGTTAAAGCGTTTGTGTTGGCGGTGATTGTGTATGCACCTAATGTTGCTAAACCTGTAGAGATATTTCTTGTTGTTAAAGGGTAATCAATTTCGGGCAGGTTCAAAAGATAATTAACTCGTGCGCCCGACAATTCAACTGATGGCGTTGTATCAGTTTGGATAACTGTGTTTGCTAGCAACACGAAATCGTCTGCTGCTGTAATCGTAACCGTGCTCAAGTTGTAGTTATAGGCAACATCTATATCGGTGATACGACCCGTAAACAGATAGTTTGAGCCTGAAGTGATCGTAATTTTTCGGCGTGGGACAATACCCGAACGCCCAGCAACAGTATCCCAATAAGGTGAATCCTCGTTGATCGGGTCAAACCGTCTGTCATTATTAACCAAAGTGATAGCGCATTGTCCTGCGTTAAATTGTGCAAACTGATCTTGTCTGCCACGAGTAATAGAAACCTCTTGACAGTATTCTGAAATGTCATCACCGACAAGGTTGCCGTCAAGAACATAAGTTGTGTTATTCAAAACGCCTGCTTCGGCATCGTCAAGCACAAAGAAGTTAGTTAAGAAACCAAGTTCAGCGAGAACAGTAATCTGCTCGCCTGATGCGAGAGTGGTAGCCATTTATGCCACCGTCAAAGGCAAAGCACCGTTCGTTCGCTCATAACGCTTCAAAGCGTTCACGATCTGTGTGCCGATATCTTTCCCGTCAGCACCCATACCAGCCGTAACTTGAATGTTGTAAGTGCTACCCATAGAACCCATACGGTCAAGAGGAATGATCGCTTCTGCGCCTGCTTCACCGACAAGACCGAGCATCGCTTTAGTAACAACGCCACCATCAGCAAACACACCGATACCGCCACCTATAAGTTCTTCAAGCGTGGGAACACGAATGTTTTTCAAATCTTCAAAAGTTATTTCACCGAAACCAAAATCAAAACCCGTGCCACCTTTCGCCCCATTACCTGTGCCGTCACCCGTAGAAATATCTGGCACGACAACACCAGCGTTAGCGTCAGCAGCAGCCTTTTGCG